ATGAAATCATATTATGAAGTGTTGGTAGTTTTCATTTTCTTTTATAGTAATCTTAAATTTGCTATGTTTGTAACAAAAAGCAGTATGTTTAAGAAACTGAAATTGTCTGAAACAGCAATTAAGGGAATCATATATCAAATGAGATACCTTATAAGTGAAAAGAATGCAAGTGATGAAATGCTCGCATGGCATTTGAAGAACATTCTTTCAGACCTTGGGGTAAAAGTTGATTATATTCCCGAACCACCGCCATGGAAAAAGAAAAAGGAATGATTTACTTTTTCGGTTTTGGTGGAGGAGGTGTTGAAACTGTTCCAGGAAGGTCTTTTGTTGTATAATCTTTTCCCATGTTGTTATTATTTTTTTGGTTTTGGAGGTGGTGGTACATTTACTGCTTTGGGCATTGATCCCTGTATTTTGTCACCTGGTAAATCGTTTATCAACTTTGGTTGTTCTACTGGTCTTATAACATTGAGAATTTCTTTATTCATTTCGCATGTATTTTATGATTGTTGTTTTTTCTTTTGGTGGAGGTGGTGTATTTAGACTCTTAGGCATGGCATCATATTTTTCCCCCCAATGTTCTATATGATGTATTTCTTTTTTTACATGCCCCAGCGATGTGTATTTTTATGTGTTTAGCTCTTCAGGTTTCTTTTCATAATAAACACGGTTTATATACGTTGCTGCTTCTTCGTCTATCTTCTTTTGAAATCTTTTAGAGATGTTACGTACAAGTCTATTCATCTGGGACATCTTATCACATTCCGTTTCTTTTAGCTTGAAGAATTCATCCATAGCTTGTTTTTCGTCTATGATGTCATGGTCAAATCGGTACCAGATGTTTTCAAGCGAGTTCATGTATTTATTATAGAAGTCTGCAAGAACATCGAGCGATGATAGTTCACTTTCACCTTGTACGAAGTTTGGAAGTACGGACTTTATGATAGATACGAATCCAATCAGCATAGAAGCGAATAACGGTACTTTGTCATTCAGTAGAGTACCTAATGCACCTGCAGAGGCTGTGATAGCAACAAAGCCATTATATGCCCTATTGTATCCTCTTCGTTTATCTGTATATTTTTGTATGCAGATAATGTTTGCCTTTGCCTGTTTCAGTTCTTCCCAGATCCTATTTCTGCATATCATGTCTATCTAGTTATGCTTTCTTTAATTACCAGCTTGTACAACTTTTGTAATGTTTCTTGATATTTCTTTTTGATTTCCTTGTCGTAGTATCCCTTTGCTGTGTATATCCTTATTTTCTGAATTGTACTTGTGTTAAGGAATCCGAGATCACCTGAATACTGTGCATGTATTCCCCATACGGCTGATCCGGCTAAGCCAATAGCTCCTCCACCTTTAACTCCCATATAGGTATCAATAGAATGTACTTCATAGGGCTTTTTATTTGTGTCGAGGAACATAAGTTTATCTCCTTTGCCAATGACAACTGCGTCGTCTATCATGTACTTCATGTCAAGAACCATAGTTCCGTTTATTGATCTTATTCTTGTATATATTCCGGATGGGACACCCAGTCCCCATGCAAGTTTTTCCCAGCTTGTTTCAATTACTCTGTTTCCTGTAAAATCATCAATTTCATTTTTTACAATTTCTTGTGAATTCACTGAGGCAAGAAAAGAAAACATCATAATAATTAAAAAAAGTACTTTTTTCATGTTATCCTATTTTTTGTTTGTTAATAATAAGTTCTGCCTCAAGTTCCTTAATTCTTGCTTGTAGGTTCTTGATTGTGTCCTGCTGGAATGTGATGGTGTCGATGAGCTTGCCCATTCTGTCGCTTTCTTTGTCAGTTGGCTGTTCAGATGTCAGTAGCATTTCACCTTTACCGCGCATCAGCCATTCGGCGGAAACATCAGCATAAGTTAAAAGAATACCTAATATTGTTTGTATGCTTACTTCATTCTGTCCATTTAATTGTCTGCTAAAAGTGTTTTGTCTTAATCCACATTTTATAGCAAATGCTCTGTCAGATAATCCAGTATGGGCTATCAATTCTTTTATTCGACCAATCATAGTTTACTTAGTTAAATGTTAAATTATCCATAATTGGATAACAAAATAAGTCATTTCTTTTCTTTTAATCCAAAAATGGATTATATTTGCATCATCAATCAATCAACAAACAAATATATATAAAAAATATCACTAATCAAATATGAACGCAAGGGAAAGATACTATGAAAATGAGATTATTAGCATTACATCCGACATAGAAATGGCGGAAAATATGACAGAAAAGGAAATGCAGGAATACTTCAATACGGATGACTCCAAAGAGGATTTTATTGCTTTCCTGATGCAGGAAAAACAAGATGCAGAGAAACATCTTATGGATGAAGGAGAAAATGAATGGCAGACAGTTGATGCCGGATTCTCCAGTGAGGATGATTACCTGAGATACAAGTTTGGATAATTAATCACTAAATAAAAGTCAAAAAAATATGATTCAAGTTGTTTCACCAAAATTCGATATCAATCAGAAAGTATGGTTGATATATGACGGCAAAGCCGTTGAAAGAAAGATTGGTAGTATTTCTATCGACATTAAAAAGAATAACAAACAGAGTAACATGTATTATCTCATTGATGCTGATGCTGACCTTGAAGAGAATATCTATTTAGGTCAACTCTTTAATGAAGCGGTTCTGTTCCCCTCCAAGGAAGATCTGCAAAAGTATGTCTTCGGTTAATTTGGCAATTTATCCCGGTGTGGCTTGACCGCCTATCCGGGAACACAGAGAAGAGTTCCTTGACATACTTAGGCTTCTGGCGGGTGAGAAATCATCCAGTTACTATGGATAATAGGCAGCCAGTTGAGTACATAGAATTATAGACAATTCGGTCCACTATGTGGATTTTATGATAGCCGGAATAGTTCAATGGTAGAGCGGTGCATGATACAAAACATATCTAAGGGCAATACGATGTACAAGTCGTGGTTCGAATCCACGTTCCGGCACAGTTAAATTTTACTACGATGAAAGCAATTATCGAAAAGGAGTATATCGTTGACAAAATGGTTGGTGATATCAAATGTGGAAACAAGGTTTTGACTGATTGTATTGGTATAGATAGAACAATCCTTAAGATAAGATTTCTATCTATCCCAATTTATAGTAAGGTACAGACATTTAACGAGCATCGAGCATCGCCAATACAGACTCGAACTTCAGGTTAGTGATGATTGGCTCTTTTTCTTCTTTAAGATGAAAAGCTGTTTGACCTCTTAAATCTTCAATGCAGATAATTGCATCAGTGTTGATGCACCAAGATTTTCCTTTGGTGTCTGATACGACAATAAAATTTTTCATGATTCTTAATTTTTAGTTTGCAATACAAAATTAAGAAATCCCTCCGAAAAGCGTGCAGCAGCGGATGGAATCTGCCGGAGGGAGCATCTTAAAATCATACAATTATGAATATCATGTCATTTATAATGTCCTGCATGGTAACTCTTGGAGTTTCAGGATTGTTCTGGGGAGCTGTTGCTTCTTATGGTTCTGTGAATTGGGCTTGGGCTATAGCCTGCTTTGTCGCCCTTGTACTATGTGTTTGTTCTAACGTCATAACATGGAAGGAAATATGGAAAAAAAACCGATAGTTGAAACGCTCAGGAATATGCCTGTTTCCGGACAGGAAAGATTTCCTCTGTCTCAGAAACGGTCTGTGGAGAATACGATGTATAACAGACTCGCAGAAGAAAGGGTTAAGGGCTTTCGATGGAGCATCAAGACCGATATGCAGTCTGGCGTTATAGTTGTAACTCGAGTTAGTTAATATGGTGTATACTCTTAATGGCAGACTTATGATAGTGGTCAGTTCAGATGTGTTGCTCGAGAATATATTACTGGCGATGGAAGAGATTCCGCTAAGCAAGACTCAGGCAGCCCGTATTGTAGGCAGTGAAAGGAAACTTGAAACACTTGTTGATCGTGGCGATATCCGTGCCGATAAACCTACTGCAGGGCAGAACGGTAAATGGTTCTGCAACGGTGGTGATGTATTGAGGCATTGTGCTAACCATAGGAGGAAGAGAAAGAAAAAGTGATATACTTTTTTGTGTGTTCATACTTTTATTGGATTCCATGAAGATAGCCTTCCGTGTCCGAGCGAGGACATGTCCGGGTGAGCTTACCGGAATGGAAGCTATTAACCTGTGAAGGTGAATGTTTACTTAGTTAGTTCTTTAAATTGATTAGTGATTAGTGCAGACGACTTTCACAAGTGGTCTGCACATTTTTACTGGGTGTTTAGTTCAGGGGAAGAACATCCTGCATTGCAGAAGGTCACGGGTTCGAGTCCCGTAGCATCCGCTGTGTTTCTTGTGTGAAAAGTGTGTAATGTACCTGACCTCTTGTGAAAGCCGTCAGGTTGCTTTCAAATTGGTATCGTGGCGGAACTGGTAGACGCGTCTCAAAATGAGATGGCATAAGGTTGAGAGTGGCCATGTTAAAGCCTTTGTAAGTCCTTGCAGGTTCGAATCCTGCCGATACCACAACCTCTTTGAGAGAAATCCGATATAATTCCGAAAGTAGAGCGAAGATAGCGCAGGTTTTCCCCGCACGGCATCGGTTAGCCGTTGACTCTATCTGAAAGGTAATGCGAAATCGGAAAGGATTGGTATGTGTGATGTGCCCCGAGGAATATGCTTCGGGGCTTTTTTTATCACTTTTGAAAACAAAGGTTAAGGCGTAAAAATGGCGAAGTTTCGGATTGCAAAACTTGACAATCTGATTTAACTTTACTGATGTAATGAACTAAAAGTCAAACTATTAATATTGAAAATATGGCTGAAAGAAAAGCTAAGACAGAAGCTCCTGTAGAAGAAAATCAGGAAGCTAAAAAAGAGGAAGTGCAGCAGACACTTTTCGAACGAGTCGTTAACATTAGAACCCTGAAGGCAAACGAGATTGAATGCCGCATCGGTACTATCAACGAGAAAGGATGTACATTATTACTGTACAAGGATGCCCGAGTAGACATGAGGCTGCTTGATGAAGTTTTCGGTCCAATGAACTGGAAGAGAGATCACGAGGTTGTGAACGGGAATCTGTTCTGCACCATATCCATCTACGATGAGCGGAAAAAGGAATGGGTGAGCAAACAGGATGTCGGAACAGAATCCAATACCGAAAAGGAAAAGGGGCAGGCTTCGGATGCTTTCAAGCGTGCCGGATTCAACTGGGGGATTGGTCGCGAACTTTATTCTGCTCCTTTCATCTGGGTTAAACTTGAATCCAATGAGATATTCAAAAGTCAATCAGGAAAGTGTTCTACATACACCAAGTTCTCTGTAAGTGAGATTGAATATGATGAGAACAGAGAGGTGAGCAAGTGTATCATTGTAGACAACAACGGTGTGATAAGATACCAGTTCCCTAAGGAGCAGCAAAAGTCAAAGTCGGAACAGCCTCAGCAAAATTCAAGTGTCTTTTCTGGGAAACAGCTTCAGGAAGCTATTAATGAAGTCCGCGCATGTAGAAGTCGAGCTGAAGTCAATGCTGTATGGAAAAAACATGCTGCCATGCAGAATAACCTTGAGTTTAAGAATGAGATTCAAATGATTTGTAAAAAGTTTCCAAAATGATAGAATTGGTTAAGTCAAGTGTGGTTTTCAATGAAGAGAGCCACACTTATTTCCTGGGAGAAAAGCAACTGTCTGGAATAACTGGAATGATTAAAAGACAATTATTTCCGGATAAGTATAAGGAAGTACCTCAGTATATACTTGAACGTGCAGCAGAGAGAGGTACAAAGGTTCATCATGAATGCCAGTTTGCTGATGTAACAGGATTCGAACCTGAATGTCAGGAGGCAATAAATTATCTGATGATACGGACTGGTGCTGGTTATACAGCGCTGGAAAATGAATATACCGTATCTGATGAAGAGCATTTCGCATCCAATATTGACTGCGTTTGGGAAAAGGATGGTAAGATAGCTCTTGCTGACATCAAGACGACATATAAGGCAGATATAGATTATCTCGAGTGGCAGTTGTCTATCTATGCTTATCTTTTCGAATTACAGAATCCCGGCCTTAAAGTTGATTGCCTCTGTGGAGTATGGCTGTACAACGAGAAGTATGAGCTTATCCCTCTGAAAAGAAAATCTGACGATGAGGTGAAGAAGCTCATGCAGTGTGAGGTTGAGGGTATAAGTTACCTTGAGACCGAAACCGCAATTGAACACAAGAAAGATGAAGTACAGCTATTGCCAAAGGATGTAATTAACAAATATCTTGAAGCTGTAGCGGAAGTTGAGAGAATACAGCCGTTCATTGATGGTTTCAAAGATTCGTTGAAACGTGCAATGGTTGAACACGATGTCAAGTCGTGGGACACAGGGATATTGAAGGCTACCATAACACCAGCTGGAATAAAGAAGTCGTTCGACACTAAGAGGTTTCAATCGGATCATCCTGAATTGTATAAACAATACATCAAGGAAACCGAAACAGCAGCATCTATAAGAATTACATTAAGAAAGGAGGAATAAATGCTTAACAAAGTACAACTAATCGGAAATCTCGGAAAAGATCCGGAGGTGAGAACACTCGATGGAGGCTCCAAGGTCTGCCAGTTCACACTGGCAACGACGGAAAAGGGGTATACATTGAAGAATGGTACTCAGGTTCCAGACAGGACTGAATGGCATAACATAGTCATGTGGAAAGGTCTTGCGGAAGTTGCTGAAAAATATCTGCATAAGGGTGACAAGATTTACGTTGAGGGAAAAATCAGAACACGTAGTTACGAGGACAATAACAAGGTAAAGCGATATCTGACTGAGATTTTTGCTGATAATATGGAAATGCTCGTGGTAAAACAGCAACAGCCTCAACAGCCTGCACCACAAACTTATCAGCAGTATCAGCAGTACAACCAGCCGCAGCAGTTCCCTCCAACTTCAGGTGCTGATGATTTACCTTTCCCACCACCATATAGATAATCATGGAGGCTACAATTATAAAGAAAGACGGGAAGGCTACCATGGACAAGGATTTCAACTTCATGTTGAGCCTTCTCCGTAATGGTGAATACACTCTAACCATCAAGAGAAAGACCAAGCCCAGAACACTCGATCAGAACGCACTGATGTGGATGTGGTTCAGGTGTGTGGGATGTGCCTTGCGTGAGTTCACCGGTGAAGCATATTGGAGTACAAAGGAAGGAGTGGAAACAATACATGACCTGTACTGCAAGAAGTTCCTGACAAAAATGGTCATAACGCCGAAAGGTGAGAGAACGGAACTTGCAAGAGGTACTAAGGGGTTGAGTACAATGGAAATGTCACATTTCCTGGATGCCGTCAAGACTGATATAATGACTGAATACGGAATCCAGCTACCGTTACCTACAGACCAATATTATTCGGCATTTGCAGCCGAGTACGAAAACAAATATTAATATGGCAATAATTAAAGATTACGAACCGGCAGAATTGAAATTCGTTCTTCCGGAAGCAGTTCGGGAACAATTTCCTCTGAAGCTGCAATTTGAGAAAGCAGAAAGTGAAAAAGACATTCTGAAGGCTGTTAATGAGCACTTCAATGCGTTGTTTCCTGAAAATGAGAGAACGCTTCGTTACATGGATGACGTGGAGAAATCGGACCTTCGTGGGAAATACTGCAAGTTGGTAGAGCAGGAGCTTCCTGAAGCTGAGAATGCTTTGTTGAACGCTAAGGAGGAAGCCAAACGTATCAAGACGGATGCAGAGGAAAGACTAAATTCACTGAGTAAGCAGATTAAGGACTATGCCGCCAAAGTTCAGGAAGGTACAGAGGAAAAGCAGCTGCCTGCTACCAAGACATTCCGTATAGCCTTGAATGGATATTTCCTGTATTATTCCATTCTCAACGGTGAGGTTGTACTTGCAAAAGCTGATAAAATTCCTTCCTATGACAAATCATCATTATGGGCACAAGAGGATAAAAACAGAGTTGCAATGATGGAACTGTTTGGCTTGGATTTTCCTGCTCCTGAAAAACCTTCAGATGAAGAGTTTGATAAGGAACACGACTTGATTCCTGATGATGAAAGTGATGTTATGGGTGAAGAAGAATTCAATGACGCTGTAGGTGATGAGTAGATTGCAGCATAAGCGTGGCCGCAAGTCCAATTATGCACGTTCTCTTAACAATCCATATTGGGAAAAGGTTGCAAGGAATGTGAGGTTAAGGGATGGGCATAAGTGCAGGATTTGCGGAGCACGCTATCCTTTGGAAGTGCATCACAAGAGATATAAGGTAAATGGTGTTTCAATTGTTGGAAAGGAACTTGAGCATCTTGATTGCCTTGTTACATTGTGCGCTTCCTGTCACGAAAAAGTTCATAAAGGAATAATCAGTATATGAAATTTCAATTAAGAGATTATCAGCAGAATGCCAGTAACGCCGCAATAGCTCATTATCGGCTGAAAGGAGGTAAGAATTATCTTATGATATTGCCTACTGGTGCAGGGAAAAGCCTCATCATTGCTGACATCGCAGCAAGGCTCAATGAACCTTTACTGGTTTTTCAGCCTAATAAGGAAATTTTGGAACAGAACTTCGCAAAGTTGCAGACATACGGAATCATTGATGCTGGGTGCTATTCTGCTTCTGTTGGAAGAAAAGACATAAACAGGATAACATTCGCAACGATTGGTAGTGTATACAATCATATGTCTGATTTCAGGCATTTCAAATATGTGCTTATTGATGAATGTCACTTGGTAAATGCCAAGGAGGGTATGTATGCTGACTTCTTCGCTGATGCGGAAAGGCGTGTTATAGGTCTTACGGCTACTCCGTACAGATTGTGCAATACGATGAATGGAGCCATGCTGAAGTTTCTTACACGTACACGTCCGAGGGTTTTCAGTGACGTAATCTACTATTGTCAGGTCAGTGATTTGCTTGCCAGGGGATTTCTTACCAAGTTGAAATATTACGACTTGACAAAGATAGAGCTTGTGAATGTCAGTAGAAATTCTACCGGTGCTGACTTTGACGATAAGAGTCTTTCCAAAGAGTTTGAAAGGGTTGATCTTTATGGTTATCTAATCAGTATGGTAAGAAGGCTTCTGAGACCGAAAAGCGGAATACCAAGGCGTGGAATACTTGTATTCACAAGGTTTGTGAAAGAAGCTGAAATGCTGACGCATGAAATCCCTGATAGTGCAGTCGTAAGTGGAACAACTCCTAAAAAAGAACGTGAGAAAATATTATCCGACTTCAAGGCAGGTAAGATAAAAGTTGTTGCCAATTGCGGGGTACTTACTACCGGATTTGATTATGCTGAACTTGACACGATTGTTCTTTGCCGTCCTACAATGTCCTTGTCGCTCTATTATCAGATGATAGGACGTGTAATCAGACCATATCCAGGGAAAGAGGGATGGGTTATTGACCTGTGCGGTAACTTAAAGACATTCGGCAAAGTTGAAGAACTTAGAGTCGAGCAGCCAAAGAAAGGTGAGTGGATGATTAAGACAAACGGAAAACAATTAACCAATGTAATACTATAGCTTATGTATGTGATAAGAGGACAGATACCAAGTAAGAGTAACTGTTATAAGATAGTTAATGTCGGCGGTCATGCAAAGCTGGCCAAACAGAAGGTTCTTACTGAATATGAAAAGAATTTCTATATCCAGTGTCCGGAACGTGGTAGGATGGTCAAGGGATATTTCAAGCTTAAAGCAAAGATATATTATTCAAGTAACCGACCGGATCTGGACAATTCTCTTAAGATTCTTCTTGATTGCCTGCAGCAGACCAAGACGATTGATAATGACAGATATTGTGTTCAAATAGACATTCAGAAGTTCATCGACAAGAAGGAACCACGTATCGAATATGAGGTAACTCCGATTGAGTTCTGAAAGTAGGAGGTACTTATGGCCAGACCAGTCAAACAGGGATTTCCTGAATGGAATCCTACAAATAAGACATTATCAATGCTTTCTAATATTTCAGAAAAAGTTAGATATAAAGCATTGAGAAATTCTTCAAGTGCATTTATAAATAGAAAAGACGTTAGAGATGCTATTTTCTCAAGGGATAATAATAAATGTATTATCTGTGGATCAACCGATAATTTGCAAATAGACCATATACATTCTGTATATTCTGTTATTAAAGGACAGTATCCATTGGAAAGATTAAATTCAGAAGAAAATCTGAGAACGCTGTGTAATCATTGTAACGCATCAAAAATACCTTAAATATGGGAAGAAATAAGAAGATTGGTCTTGATTATTTCCCGTTTGATATTGATTTTTTTCAAGATTTGAGAATTAGAAAACTAATCAAATACCAGGGTGGTAAAGCTGTTACAGTATATGCTCTCCTGCTATGTAATATCTACAAACAAGGGTATTATATGAGGTGGGATGAAGAGTTGCCTTTCTTTGTATCGGAACAAACGGGCTTTGAAGAGGCGTATATACGTGAGGTCATTAAATGCTGCTTGGTAATCGGGTTATTTTCTAAGGAATTGTATGATTCTGAAAAAATTTTGACGTCAAAAGGAATACAAGAAAGGTACCAGAAGATATGCGATTTATGTAGAAGGAATAATGAAATTTGCGAATATAACATCATTTCTTCTGAAGATATATCTTTTTCTTCTGAAGAAAAGCCTGTTTCTTCCGCAAAAAGTACACAAAGTAAAGTAAAGAAGAGTAAAGTAAAGAAAAGTAAAGAAAACAAGAAAGAAATATCTCCTGAAGGAGATACAAAGAAAGACGAGCTTTCTTTGCCTGCTGCCCAACCGAAAATCGAACATGTAGACTTCGTCAGGCTTCAGGAATATTTCAATACCACGTTCCGCGGAAAACTTTCAGCAGTGGTGAGTATGACTGAAACCAGACGTAAGGCTGTCAAGGCAAGGATAGCGCAGTACAACAAAGATGCTGTCTTTCTTGTGTTGCAGAAAGTAGCTGCCAGTCCGTTCCTGTTAGGATGCAATGACAGAAACTGGAAGTGTGACTTTGACTGGATATTCAAGTCTTCAAACTTTACAAAAATTCTGGAGGGTAATTATGACGAAAAACGAAATAGCAATACTGCAAGCGGCAGAAAAGAAACAGTTAGCCGTCTTACAGACCTCGCCGAAGCAATACTTGCAGGCACTGAGACCTAAGAGTGTTGATGATGTCTTTGCCTCATCTGAACCGGCGTTAGGTATGATCGCCAAAGAACTTGGAGAAAACCAAGCACGTGCAGTTGTGGTCATTCTGATTTCAGAGATTGTAGATTTCTTCAATTCTTCTAACACGATGAACGACTCACAGGTTGCTACGACTACAGACCTTATCATTGAGGAATATCCGTACTTCAAGATTGACGATTTGAAGCTGTGTTTCCGAAACGCGATGAAAGGTCGCTATGGAGAGATATACAACAGGCTGGACGGCTCCGTAATTATGAACTGGCTGAAGCAGTACAATCAGGAACGATGTGCCAAAGCTGATATTGCATCCTACAATGAGTATAAAGAACATATCGGAGAAGAAAATACAGGTCTATTCTACGATGATTACCGTAATCAACTGAAAGAATTGGCTTCACAAGGCAATACAGACGCTCAGGAAGCACTTCGCAGGTCAAATGAAGTATTACACTTCATGAAGAAGAGAAGTCTGGAAAAACAAAAGAAACAGCTTGAGGAATATGAACGAAAACTTGCTGGCAAAAGAGTTTGAGATAAAATTCAACAAGAAAGGTATGCAAAGGAAGGAATACATCTGCGAAAAATTCGGATGGAAGCACGTGCATCTTACTGTTAATGGTCATTGCCTCGTCCGAGTCAAATATACAGACTTAGAAGTATTCGAAGAAACAGCAAAAAGGCATTTTTTCTCAATCATTAAAAGGCTGTAAAATGGTGAAGTTTCTGTTTGCTTAACTTGAATTATTAATTTAATTTTACTGATGTAAAATAATAAAAGTCAAACATTTATGATTGAAGTAATGAATATTCCGGTGACGCAGATATGTCCATCACCGAGAAATCCTCGTAAAACATTCGATGAGTCAGCAATAGAGGAACTGGCAAAAAACATAGAAAAACAGGGGCTTTTACAGCCGATTACTGTAAGATTGAAAAGTAAAGGCTATGAAGAGATTGATGAGGATACCGCAGAAGTTGTCATCATAGAGCCTCAGTATGAAATTGTATGCGGTGAGAGACGTTTCAGGGCGTATAAAAAGATAGGTTCAAGGCTTAATGGATATAATGAGATACCATGTATTATCCGTGACATGAGTGATGATGAAGCATTCGAAGCCATGATTACTGAGAACCTGCAACGTCAGGATGTAGATCCTGTAGAGGAAGCTCTTGCATTTTCCCTGCTTGCCGAAAACGGAAAGAGTGTTGATGATATCGCAGCGAAATTCGGGAAGTCTAATCGATTCGTCCTTGACAGAATCAAGTTGAACGCTCTTATACCTGAATTGAAGGAACTCATTAAGAGTGATGATCTTCCTCTGTCCGGAGCAATGATTCTTTCCAAGTTGAGCGAGAAGGACCAGAAAGGGTATTATAAAAATTACCATAAAGGTTCTTCTGTCAATGAAATTAAGAGATTTGTTGATAATAAATTCGGTATAATAACCTCATGTCAGTTCTTTAATGAAGACGGTTTCAGTTCTTCATATCCAAAATGTGCTGATTGTGTGAATAACACAGCTAATTACAGCTGTCTGTTTTATGAGATGAAGGGCAAGGAGCAGAAATGTACGAACCCTGAATGTCTAAGGAAGAAAGAGAGCGATTATATATTCTACAAGATAATGCAGCAAGCTGACATTCTGGTTAAAGACGGTGAAACATTGGATTTTGGCAAGTCAGTTGTCATATATTCTGCTCCAGAGCCATATTGGAATGACGAGTTGAAGAAAAAGAGCAATGAATTTCTCAAGAGGGTTAAGAATGCTGGTTTTGCTGTTGTTGATCCTCATGATGTATTCGATTCTGAATGTTTCTACAAGGAAAATGACGAAAGAATAACCAAAATGCTTTCGGAAAATAAGATATACAGATGCATATCGTTTAATAACGGATATGGTAAGCCATATTATTCAGTCAAGTTCTATTACGTTAAAAAACATACAGCAACGGGTACATGTGCGGCTGTAGATGTTAGAATTGCCGAGATTGATAAAATCAAATCCCAGATGAAACGGAATAAGGAGATTGCTGTCGAAAATGCCGCCAAGACAATGAGGGAATGGGCGCAAAACAAGAAGTCGTACCCGGCAAAATCCTCGGAACTTAGCTTGAATGAAAGGGTAGTGTTCGATGTTATGGTTCTTAGAGGATGTAGTAGTGAATATCTTGAAAGTATCGGAATAAAAAAGCATGATGTTAACGATAAAGGCTGGATTGAATACGTGAAGAACAACCAGTCAGAGAGAATGCACTGGTATCGTGAATTCATCCGTGAGAATCTTACAAGTAACGATGTGAATTTCTACGATTATATGAGGAGATGCCAGATCATGATATTCTCTGAGCAATACCCGGATGAATTTTCGAAAATGAGCAAGAAAATCCTTGATTCATATTCGAAGAAGGAAACTTCTTTGAAAGGCAAATTGGATGAACTTGAGAAAGCCTGACAGCTTTCTCTTTACATAATATTGCTATGGAAAAAATAAATGCCCCTTAAAGTAATCCTATGTGATTATCAATGTAGTTCGATAACAATAACTTAGAATTATGATTACACTTAACAGACTTGCAAAAAGATGTTTTGATATAGCGTTAAAGCGAAAAAAAATGACAGAAACGACTTCTCCTAAAGCTGTTGTACTGGCCATATCCTCAGAATGGAGGGAACTGGCTGAAGCAGGTAAGGAGCGAAGCAATCATATCCCATCCTGGAGTGAGCGCGAGGAAGAAGCCGCAGATGTTATAATAGCTACGCTTACATACCTCGAAAAGATAGGGTGCAACGACATCGAACAGCTATTGAAGGATAAGGTGGAGTTTAATTCCTATCGTACAGACTAAGTGTGTTACCGGCTATCGTGTGATGTTGATTATGTGTTGTTGATTTATTAATAGTTGGTATATGACAGATTTTGATTTTAAGACAATCCAGATTAGTCTGCTGGATTTCAATAAAGGTCAGCTTGATGGCCTTCCGAAAAATCCTCGGTTCTTCAGGGATTACCGTTATGATGCAATGAAGAAAAGTATCGAGGATAGTCCTGAGATGCTTAATCTTCGGGAACTTATCGTATTTCCTTTGGGAGAAAGATTCATAGTAGTGTGTGGAAATCTACGACTTAGGGCCTGCAAGGAACTCGGATACAAGGAGCTGCCTTGTAAGGTCCTGAGCCCTGATACTCCTGTGAAGAAGTTGCGTGAGTACGCGACTAAGGACAACGTATCATTCGGCGAGAACGATATGGATGTACTGATGAACGACTGGGATAAGTCTGAGCTTCAGGACTGGGGAATAGAGTTTGCTCCGGAGCCTGAAAAGGACGAATTCAAGGAGCGTTTCGAAGCCATAACGGATGAAACCGCCGTCTATCCATTAATTCCCAAGTATGATGAGAAATATGAGCTATTTATCATCATGTCTGCCAATGAGGTGGATAGCAACTGGCTGCGTGAGGCACTAGACATGCAGCACATGCAGAGTTACAAGACCGGGAAAGTTAGCAAGAGCAATGTTGTCGATATAAAGGATGTACGCCATGCAATTGAGAATCGTAATACCAAGTCATAAGAGACATGACAGGGTCTTTGCAAAAAAACTTGTGAACGATCCTATAATCTGCGTTGCAGAGAGTCAGGCGGACCTGTACCGCCAGTTCAATCCAGACTGTGAGATAGTCACCCATCCTGACGATGTTGTTGGTCTTATCCCCAAACGTAACTGGATGGCTAAGCATTTCAGGAACCTGTTCATGCTGGATGATGATGTTCACGCCTGCAAATCTATCTGTGTAGAGAAAGGCGAACCATCAAGGATTAAAGATAAGAACGAGATAACTCGTATCATATTCAACCTTGCCGAAATTGCTGAGATGCTGGATGTTCATCTGTTCGGTTTTACTGCACGCATATCTCCTGTCATGTATGATGAAACCGGCTTTCTGTCACTTTCTAAAATGATTACCGGATGCTCATACGGTGTGTTCTACAACAAGAATACATGGTGGAATGAGGAACTGAGGCTCAAGGAAGATTTTTGGATTTCCTGTTACATGAAGTACAAGGAAAGAAAGATACTTACTGATCTGAGATACAATTTTGAGCAGAAATCCACTTTCGTAAATTCAGGAGGTCTTGCTGCATTCCGTAATCAGGCTGAGGAACAACGATCCATCATGTTAATCAAGAAACATTTCGGTGACAGTATCAACTTAAAAGGTTCAACCAATAACGGGAAAGATAAGACAAAACAGCTTGTTCAGTACAATATAACATGCAAGTTTAGGTACTGAAAAAAGGCGTAAAAATGGCGAAGTTTCTGTTTGCTAAACTTGTCATTCTGATTTAACTTTACTGATGTAAAACAATAAAAGTCAAGTTGTTATGATTATTAGAACCGTTAGAGGATATGATTTTTTTGAAGCATCTTCAGCAATGCAGAAAGCTGTAAGAAGGGCTGATACTGCCGTTGCCGGATACTTTGCTCTCGAGTTGTGGACCAGTGGTTATAAGGATTATGTGTGGAAGCGTCTATATACGATTTCTGCTGAAGATTGCTATGGATTGGTTACGTCTGAGATTGAATCCTTATGGCAGGGACATGAGCTTGTGAGTAAAGGAGGAACTGAGGATAAGGGAAGAATCTTTGTTAGCAAGGCAGTAATACTACTTTGTGAATGCCGAAAGTGCAGGGATGCCGACCACCTGCAGAACTTCATATATGACAGAAATCTGATAGATGTTGAGAGGTGGATTGAGGATGTCCGCAAAAGCCCGATAATGATTCCTCCGTATACTTTTGATGTACATACCCGAAAGGGCAAGAAAATGGGAAGAACAAAGGAACAGTTCTTCAGGGATGAGCTTGAAGCTTTGGAACCCAGAATTCCTGGACTGTTCGATAATCTTGTATAACCGGATGCCACGCATAGTCGTGGCATTCTTATTTTATAAAAGTCAAACTAAGAAAATTATAAGAGGAAATAAGATCTATTATACGTATTCTTCTTATTGCAGGATATGTACCTCAAACAGATACAGAATGATGAAAATGGCGTAAAAATGGTGAAGATTCTGTTTGTTTAACTTGTTGAAAATCACTAACTTTATAGTATAATAAAATAAAAGTCAAACCAAAACAAATTAACATTATGGACAGAGATGAACGTAACCGCGTTCGAGCAGAGAGATACCGTGACCTCTCTGAGAAATCAGCGGAAAAGGCAAGAAATGCCTATGAGAGAAGTTCAAAAATGAGTGAAGCAATCCCATTTGGACAACCGGTACATGGTGCAGCAGACAGGCGATACCGTGAAAAAATATGGAACACCATGGGACAGTCTGTAAAACACACGGAAAAGTCAGAATATTGGGCTGAAAAAGCCTCAGCTGTGGAGAACAACACTTCCATTTACCTGGATGATGATAATGCAGTTGAGAAGCTGGCAAACAAGCTGAAGGAACTTGAAAGAGTTCAGGAACTGATGAAGTCTGCAAACAAGGTTATCCGTTCAAAGAAAATTACCGAATTAGAGAAGCATGACCGGCTTGTTGAACTTGGTTTAACCGAGAGTCAAGTCAGAAAACTGTTTGAACCTAACTGTTTTGGTGAAATTGGATTTGCATCATGCTCTATTACAAATAACGGAGCCAATATTCGAAGGGTTAAGCAACAGCTTGAAAAGGCAAAGATGCTGAAAAACATGCAGAGCAAAGAATATTACATCGGTGATGTAAAAGTGGTTGAGAATTATCCAGAGAACAGGATGCAACTTTTCTTCGATGGTAAACCTGATCAATCAGTTAGGGATGAATTGAAGAAAAACGGTTTCAGATGGTCCGGCTATAATGGATGTTGGCAGTCATATCTTAATTACTCTTCCAGATTGTTTATCAAAAAAATGTCAGAAAAATATGGAGCATAAATTAGTAAAAGTGCCTTTTGACTTGGAATTGGCAAAGAAAATTACAAATAAAGAGTGTGAAGGCAAGATTATAACACGTAACGGTAGAAATGCGAGGATAGTTTGTTTTGATATGAAATCAGATAGCTGTATCGTTGCTATAATACAAGATGAATTTGATGAACATGTTTATTCTTACCCTAAAGATGGATGCATAATTCTCAATAAGCAAAGTGGTTCTGACCTCATACTTGAAATCCCCGAATACATGACTTTTAAAGATGGGGATATAATCAAGTTGTCAAATGATACATATACATGGCTATCTATAATTAAGGATATAGACTTAGCTGATGATGGTAAAGGAGGATTGTTGTACTTCACGAATGACTATGTATCAATTCTGATTAATGATGGCAATGGAAGTGTGGATATTGATACTTATTCTGATGCTGGATGCAATGTTGAAAAGGCTACAGAAGAAGAAAAGCAGAAACTCATTGCCTCTCTCAAGGAAAGTAAAGATCCGAAAGCTAAAGAGTACCTGAAACGCTTTTTCGGAATTGAACAAAAGCAAGAATATGAGTTTACTTTCAAACAAACAGTATTGGTTAGAAGTATTTGCGGTGAATGGAGTGCAGCAGAGTTCTCCCATAAGCGAGGTAGTCACTTTTGTGTATTTGGAGGTGTTGTATATCAAGAGTGCATTCCATATAATGAACATACTGCACATTTAATAGGAACAACAGAGAATTGGGAGGGATAAGATATGAAAGATAAATGTGATCCGATATTAGCTCGCAAGGCTGACCTTGAAAAAAATCCGAAAGGGACAGATATTAAAGTAGCTAAGCATAGAGAACGTGAGAAGCATGGTAAATATGTAGCTATCCCAGGTGACAAGTTACATACTCGAATCTTTGTAAGAAATGGTGATAATCCTGAAAAGAGAATAGCAGCGTATCTTGAGAGAATAAATACATTTAGATATAAGTGATTATGGGTAAACCACATAGTAACGGACTTGTAGAACTGGTAGATGAAAAGCCGAACATGGATAATAACAGTTGGAACTGCATGGACTTTTGGCTTTTCTCCGGCCATGAAGAGGACAAATCGTGGGAAGCATCACACACCCGTTTTCTTGCTGCAAAGTCAGGGAATTGCCCTTATAAAAGTATATGTCCTCGTTATGCCAGAACGATGGCAAAGAGAGGTAAGCAACCAGTTCAATTAAAGTTATTCTGATATGGGAAAGCAGGAAAGTTTAAGTGATTATTATGAGATGGCTAAGTATGAAGCCAAGGCAGAAAGGGAATTGAAGGTAGAGTCTTGGTTTCATGTTACCATACAATATCATGATGATAATGGGAACTATGTAATTCTATATACGTATGATTTGCCAAAGGAAATGTATTTCAAATATGATTGGGTTATTCGTTGGAGGATTGCAAAGTTACAATGCAAATATCCAAGATATTGTGTGTATTCAAGTATTTCCTTTTATGACAAACGCTCTGGAGAACTGATGTTTGACAGTTGTCTTAGGAAACTGATTTCCGCTAAGGCAAAGGTGTCGAAAGCTGAAAAAATGATGCGTGAATACATCGAGTACAATCGCCAGAACAATCTGTTCTTTGACGAGAATACGGACGAGGAGCTGGTTAAGTTCCGTGACAAGCTGGAGCGCAAGAAACTCGAATGTGCAGAATGCGAAAAGAGGCTTGAACAACTTGTAGAAAGAAGGAGGAATAATCAATGAAAACGTTTAATAATAAGGAAGATATATTTTTCAAGTATTCCGAATATATACTAACATCAGGTAAGAGCTTTCGATTGAAAACAGAATTTCTACGACATGTACAGTCTTACATAAATAGCACTTCTGAATATAATAAAAGAACATATAAAGATTTTATTAATAGTCACTTGACAGACAGACTGTATGACAATCATCAGAAGGAAGCTATTCTTGACTTCTTAACTTTTATAGGTGTTGGATTCCGTAAGAAAAGCATTAAGAAAGTCAAACCATTGGAAAAACTGGAAACTATTAACGATAAAAACAAGATACAGATTAATAAGTATCTTGACTGGCTTCAGACAGAGAATGATTATTCGGATAATACTGCTAAGTCATACATACACACTATTAAAGACTTTTTCAAATACTCTAATGAATTTTCATTGGAACAGTCTAAAAGGTATATAAGGAGTCTTGAGGAACAGAAATTCAACCCGAAGACTTTATGTCTTAGAATAACAGGTCTTGAAAAATACGCTGAGTATCTTGGGAAACCAATCAAAATGAAGCGTCCTAAGATTCCTAGGAAGTTGCAAACAGACAATATACCTACAGAGGAAGAATATACAAGACTTCTGGAATATCTCAAAACAAAAAAGAATCAAGACCATTACTATTGGCTTAAAGTTCTTGCAACAACAGGAGCACGTGCTTCTGAATTTCTTCAACTTCAATGGGAGGATATAATTAGCGGTGAAGTTACTTTGAAAGGTAAGGGTAGTAAGTACAGGAGATTTTTTTTTAATAAGAATTTACAGAGTGAAGTCAAAAAGTACATTTCTGAAACAGGTAGAACCGGACATCTTGCAATAGGTAGATTTGGGCCTATAACAAGTAGAGGATTATGCATCAATATGCAAGAGTGGGGACGTAAATGTGGCATAGATAAAAGCAAAATGCACCCTCATGCTTTCCGTCACTTCTTCGCCAAGATGTACCTCAAGAAAAATAAGGATGTAGTTCAGCTTGCAGAACTACTTGGACATGGTAGTATAGATACAACAAGAATTTATTTACAGAAATCTTATGACGAACAAAAAAGAGAATTTAATCGCTCTGTTACGTGGTAGCGTAGCTCAGCTGAAAGATATAACAACTGCTGTAGACGGCATTGATATATATACTGAAACAGGACATGTAGATACAGATTTCCTTATGGATGCACTTATTTGCGTCAATGAATTTATGACAGCGAGTAACCTTGTAGTAAATACAATATCTTCGCTACTTGCTCCTAATGTAGTAGTTGAAGAAAAAGAGAAAAAGGATGATTCTGGCAGTAAATGGAGTGTTGAGGATATTCTTAAACATTGTACTCTCGAGGATAATGTGTTGAAGTTACCTCAGGTGCAGTTTAATAAGAAATCCTATGCGGATGCTAAAAAATGGATTGAGGAAGCCGGAGGGAGCTGGCAAGGCGGTAAGGTGCAGGGATTCACGTTTCCATTCAATGCCGATCGTGTATTCTCTATTCTTCATGAAGGTAAGCGGTGCAATTTACAGCAGGACTTCCAGTTCTTTGCCACTCCTCCTGAAGTAGCCGACTGGCTTGTGATGCTGGCTGGAGGGGTACATGAAGATGAAAAGGTGTTGGAACCAAGCGCAGGAACAGGAGCTATAATAGACGCAATACATCGTAGTTGTAAGGATTTAGTCGTGGACTGCTTTGAACTGATGCCTGAAAACAAGGAACTCCTATCAAAGAAAAGCAATATTAATATTCTTGGCGATGACTTTACAACATATGATCTAGGATTATACGATAAGATTATAGCAAATCCACCATTTAGTAAAAATCAAGATATAAGACATGTGAGAAGAATGTATGAACATCTTAATAATGGTGGTACTGTAGCAGCTATTATGAGTTGCCACTGGAAAATTGCGAGCGAGAAAGAATGTGCTGATTTTAGAGAGTGGTTGAAAGATGTACACGCTAAGGTCTGTGACATCGAAGAAGGTTCGTTCAAACAAAGTGGTACAGGGATAGAAACAACTGCTGTGATAATACAAAAATAAATAATGAGTAAAACGAAACTATATTACTTGTTCCTGGCAGTCATGTGGTGGCTGCTGGGGTAGGTGGAAAGGAGATAAATTATGACAAAAGAAGATATTAAAAAGGCAGCAACCGAATATGCCAATGAAGCTTGTCGCCCACTTTGGAGAACAGGTTACGAGCAGGTTTGTATGGTTGACTTTATGGAAGGTTCAAAATGGCGTATCAATAGCGCTTGGCATGATATTAAAGAAATACCAGAAAACAATCGTATGATTCTAATTATAATGCAACATGATATACCTACAGTATTAGGCCCGGACAATTCTTTCTTCAAAGAAGAAGTAAAAGATAGACAGATACAAAGATGGGCATACGTAGAGGACTTAATACCTAATACGGAGGAATGAATATGACATACGCTGAAGTTAGAAAAGCAGCCGAAGGGTATTGCGACAATGAGTGGAAAAAAGAGCCTGATTTACAGGTTAGGAAATGTATTGATAAACTCACGATTCCGGCTTTCATTGAAGGTGCAAATTGGAGAGTAAACGCTTCATGGCACGATGCCAAAGAGACACCGCAGGAACGTAGGTTCTGCCTGTATATCCTTAAAGACGGTTCCTATGGGTGCGGATATTACCACAAGAGAGATAACACCATTTGGTATGAACAGTTTAAAAAGGTAGAGAAATGGGCATACTTCGATGATTTGATACCTTTTTTGGGAGCTGAGCAATGAATAGAGAAGAGTTGAAAAAGTCCATAGGAGAAGATTTGTGCCCATTTTGCCCGTGGACGAATGGAGAAATAGAAAAGCCAGCATACGGGCCTTGTGAGGGCAGTTATTGCGATGAAGCATTGGATAACTTCATGGAAGAGAACGAACAGTATTTCGATGATTTGGAGGATTGAAATATGGATAAGAAAGAAAAAATGCTAAGAGAAGCCGTTCACCAGCACTACCAGTGCAATGGGAAATATGCTTGTGAAGAACGTGCTTACTGTCGATTTTGCGACGGCGAGAACATAGCACATGACTGTGATGAAGATTGCTGTGCAGACGAGTTTAGCGAGGGATTTTTAGCTGGTTGGGATGCATGCATGGAATACCTTGGGGAGATTCCATGGAATGAAGCCATGAATGAGATAGCAAACCATATTACCGACAACCGTTCGGAAAATCCGAACAGTTCAAAGAAGGAGGGAAATAAAGAGAATAATGAAGTGGATTAAAATACCTGGATATGAATCATATGTTATTTGCAAGGAGACACTTCAAATAAAGAATATCGTTACAGGGAATATCATGAGTAGAACACATGGTAGTGTAAGATTATCATGTAAAGGGAAACAGAAAAATTATACACCACAACGCCTATTGTATTGTGCTGTTAATGGATATGATGTAGATAAAGTTCCTAATAGCATTATAGTTGCAAAAGATGAAAATGGCGAGTTGAAAGCCTATACAAGAAAAGACTTCTCGAGTAAACTGATTTTTAAAAGTAATAAAACGAGAAAGTTCCCATCAGAGAGCTATCATGAAATAAAGAACTTTATTGAAATCGTACTCAGATACCAAGATACAGGGAAAACCGATGAACTTATAACTACTTTATATGGATATGAAGAAAAGGCTGTTAGATATTGCATCAATAACAGATATGTCTGCAATGAGTCTGAAGCTCTTGAACTTGTGGATATGGCAATAGAGAAAACAGTAAGCAATATAGTATCAGGTAATATAGTCGTATATCCTTTTAAATACATTGTCAGTATTGTAAAGTTGGTAAAAAGGGAATTGAATAAACGAAAACGAATAGAGAAATCATTGGAAGACATTAGGATTTATGAAAAAAAACGAATTATTTAATCTGATTGGCATTGAGGATATCAAGGATATGCCGGACAGAATCATGGAGATAATAACTGGAAATATAGAATATCGCAATTATATATATTCCGAGCTACTTAAGATGAACAACTATGACATGTCATACGACTGGTTCCAAGAATTATACGAAAACGAATTATCGGAAAGAAAGCAGAAGAAACAGGATTTTACTCCAAATTCTTTAGGTGTAATATGTTCGGAACTGACTTCCCAGACTGGCAGCATCCACGAACCTACTGCAGGGAACGGCTCGATGATTATTGCTGATTGGTGGCAGAGGTGTAGGAAGCTGCATCCGTGGGAGCATTTCCCTTCGCAACACATGGTCACATGCTGGGAGCTGTCCGCCCGATCAATCCCGATATTGTTGCTTAATCTCAGTATCCGTGGTATTATGGGATATGTGTATCATGGGGATGTATTGGAAAAAGAAGTAAGGCAGAAATATATACTACTCAACAAGAAAGATGATACCCTTTGCTTTTCTGATATAATGAAAGCCAATATTAACGATAAAATAGTACAGGAATGAAACTGAAAGAAGTATATGAATCATGGTATGTATTCAAGAAAAGGCAAGTGAAGGCTTCTACGCTTTCATGCTACAATCTGATATGTATCAATATCATTCTTCCGAAATTCGGCGATACCGAAATTGAGACGATAACCAAAAAATGTATCATGCCTTTCCTCTATGAATTGTATGATAGTGGGAAGTCAAAAAAATACTGTATGGATATTCTTATTGTCATTAAAATGCTTGTTAGGTTCGCCTCGGACGAGATGGATGTGGATGTACATGATATGTCTTGGAGAGCTGTATTTCCGACAAATAATAAAACTGAGAAGAAGGGTATTGAACGGTATAGTACGGCAGAATACAAGAAGATTGTGGATTATGCCATTGCTAATCCGTCTCCAAGGAACTTAGGTATTCTACTTACCATCTGCTCCGGTATGAGAATAGGAGAGGTCTGTGCATTGCAATGGAAGGATGTTGATATCGCTAACAAGACCATACATGTATGTAAGACTATTGAGAGGATATATAATATAGATTCGTCCGGACACAAAAGTACATATATTGAAATAGGTCCGCCTAAGACGGCGTCATCCAACAGGTATATCCCTATTTTGAATAACATTTTCCCGATAGTAAAGAAGTTCTCTGAAGTATGTAATCCCGACTATTTCGTATGTTCATGTGGGGAAAAATTCATTGAACCGCGTACTTTCCGGAATTATTATAATAATCTTATAAAAGAGAAATTGAAATTTGACCATACAATAAAATTTCATGGACTCAGACATACCTTTGCGTCAACCTTGATAGAAAACAATGTTGACGTAAAAACAGTATCAACGATTCTCGGTCATTCTGATATAAGTACAACACTTAATGTATATGTGCATCCATCCAGCGAAGCCAAGAAGAATGCCGTTAACTCAGGTCTTAGAAAAATATTTAAGTAGTGATTATGAAAGCAATCTCCATTAAACAGCCGTGGGCGAGCCTAATCGCTCACGGTATAAAAGATATCGAGAACCGGACTTGGAAATGCCCTCAGAAATACTTAGGTCAGAGGGTACTGATTCATGCAAGCAAAGGTAAAGGAGATGGTTGGGTATTAAATGAAGAGCAAGGATTGAAACTTCAAATGCACCCCTCCAATCTTAGAAGTACATTCTATGATGATTTACCTTTTGGTGCCATCATCGGGAGTGTGGTAATAGCTGACTGCGTACAGAACCATTCGTCCGTCTGGGCAGAGAAAGGTTGCTGGAACTGGGTGCTGAAAGATGCTGTTCTGTTTGATAAGCCGATTATGAATGTGAAAGGGAAACTAAGTTTTTGGAATTATAATTTAGAGAAAGCAAAATGAGCTTACTTATAAACGAAACGTCGTTACAGCGAATAATCAGAAAAACCGGTCGTAAACCAATCCAGTGTAAATGCAAGTTATGTAAGCAGCAATGTCATACGCCTTGTTTGGGTACTCCGCAAGATGTTTTAAAGCTTATCGAAGCAGGATATAAAGACAGACTTGCTCCAACACAATGGTGTGCAGGTATGATTATGGGTGTCATTGATATGCCCGTACCGATGATACAGGCCAGACAAGAAGGAGACTGGTGTACATTCTACAAAGACGGTTTATGTGAATTGCATGATGCCGGATTGAAACCGACAGAAGGGAAATTGTCGCACCATAGTATTCGAATTGATAATTTCAAAGCGAGTAAAAGCATTTCGTGGAACGTGGCAAAGGAATGGCTGAATGAAGAAAACGTTGAGTGCATCGTTAAAATATGCGAGGCATTTCAGTAAATAATGAAACATCAGTCTAAGTATGAATTTAAATTATTAACTGGCAAAAATTGAATTTATGAAAGCAAAGAAAAAACAGGTTGTAGGCCTGCTCATCAAGATGTGTGAGTTGGTTATGGTAACAGTTGTATTATCTTCACTGATAATCTTGGGAGGTTTTGATATACCATCTGATTGGATTTATCTACCGACTGCTGTAGTTTCATGTCTCATTTTATATGTGTTCTACTGGGAGCGTGGAACATATTATTTTGTTTCCTTCGTTGCTGATGGTGTTCCTGGCAGGGTATTCATGAAGTTTGATGAACGTGTATCTCTTGAGGTGATTGAGGATACCATATCTGAATTGTACTCAGGCAAGCATGTTCTTGTAACCAATTATAAGACAATCAGTCGTGAAGAATACTTGCTAAACGTAAAATCCTGATGGAACATTATCAGGCCAAGGGAGTAATATTGATGATTATGGTTGTCCTGTTCTTCTATTCCATCGGGAAGGTTGAGCAGGATACCACACTCCTGATAATAATAGTGATGTTACTTGGTAACATACTGAATATTTTATGTAAAATTCTAAACAAATTGTGATGATGAAAATTGTCGTAACTGGCAGTGAAGGCTTTATAGGCAAGGCCCTTCGCAAAAAATTGAGAGAACGTGGTGTTGAAGTTGTTGGGATTGACCGTATTTGCGGAACTGAAGCTTCCGGAATTGCATGCCTTCTTGCTGAAGGAGGCTTCAGTGCTGTAATACATCTTGCTGCTCAGACAAGTGTATTCAATGATAATCTTGAACAGATTCGCAAGGATAATATAGACACTTTCATTAGGGTTGCTGAATCATGTAACCGCTATGGAGTAAAGCTTGTGTATGCAAGTTCTTCTACTGCTAATCCTTGCAATACTACCAGCATGTATGGTATGTCAAAGCATTTTGACGAGCAGTATGCTGCTGTGTATTGCCCGAAAGCAACTGGGGTGAGATTGCATAATGTATACGGACCGGAACCGAGAAAAGGAACTCTTCTCTGGACACTTCTTAATTCGGAAAAGGTCATGTTGTATAATAAGGGCAATAATCTCCGGTGCTTCACTTATATTGATGATGCAGTAGAAGGACTTATTTCTGCCTGTAATTTTAACGACAAGCTTGTCAATGTTGTAAATCCGCATCCTTGTACAGTCCTGCATTTTGCTGAAATTGTCAGAAAATACCACCATGTTGATATTCAGCTTATTGAAGAAAAAAGGAATTTTGACAATTATTGCCAAACTGTGAATGAACGCTTAAATTCTATACCTTTGAATTATATCTCGGTAGAAAAAGGTATAGCGATGGTTTTCAATGGGCAGAGGTAGAAAGATAAGGATTGATGACTGGGATAAACCCGCCGGCGGATGGAGGAAACACAAAAGGTTCTGCGACATGAAACCCAAAGTGAGAATCCACCGCAAGTGCGGGTTTTATTATATCTCCCTGTTTGCAAGTACGAAGGATGGAATCCCATTTGAGGAAATCAAGAGTTCGGGTGAGTGTGCAGAAGTCATTTCGGAATCCGCCACGGAACTGATACTTTCATTGATACGGCCGGACGATGAATGGTGCATAATTACCACACCGAAGCGCAGGCACATCACAGAGTACCATTTCGCCACTGACATTTGTCAAAAAATTGCCCAGGGGGTGAAAATAAAATTCTATGAATCTGCAATGCAGTGCCTCAACAGGACACGTATCAATCCTGAGTTTTATCTTCTCCGGCCAATTAAGGAACAGAGAGTAATACTCTTTGATGACATCTGCACGACAGGAAGTACATTAACAGCAGCCTACGATTTGCTGAAAGACCGGAAACAGGTAATCTGCATCGTCGGTATAAATAATCATTAGCCTATGAATAACAGGAAATTGACTGAAAAACAGGAAAAGTTCTGCAATTATTACCTTGACTGTGACGGTAATGCAAGTGAAGCATACAGGATGGCCTATGACGCATCAAAGATGCAGCCTGAGACGATATGGAGCAATGCAAGCCGGATGCTTGCAAGTAACAAGGTTTCAGCAAGGATAGACGAACTGAGGTCTGAACGTGCTGAAGCATCGAAAGTTAGCCGTGAAAAGGTTGAAAAGGTTCTCATGGATATTGTCATGATGGACCCGAACGATTTGTATCTTGTAGATCCTGTAACAGGAAAGATAAAACTTAAATCCCCAAGCCAGATGCCGAAGCGTGTGAGAAATGCGATGAAGAAGATAAGCAACGACAAGGGTAAGGTAAGTTATGAGTTCAACGGTAAGGTAGAGGCAGCGAAGCTTCTGGCAAGCATGAATGGATGGAATGCGCCCCAGCAAATATCCCTTAGTGGTAAACAAGGTGAAAATATCAATGAAATACGTATTGGCTTTGATGATGAGACTGAATAAATTCTAAAAAATAGAACAATTATGTGAGAAAGATGTCGGGGTTTATACAAAAGACAATACGAAAAATCTAAAAAATAGAACAAAAATGGTGCGTTTATGCTTATAAATCACAAGAAACTCAATCCAAATGCCTTTTACCTGCTGAAATATCTGAATGATGCTACACTGCGATTCATTATCCTGTATGGTGGTTCATCGTCTAGTAAGTCTTTCAGCGTAGCACAGTGCATTCTTATACAGACATTGCAGGACGGTGAGAATACGCTTGTGATGAGAAAGGTCGGAGCATCCATCAGCAAAACCATCTATGAAGATTACAAGGTAGCAGCATCATTATTGGGAATCACGCAATACTTCAAGTTCAACCAGAATGTAATTAAGTGTCTGTATAACGGAGCCAAGATAGATTTCTCTGGATTGGACGATCCGGAAAAGATAAAGGGTATCAGCAACTACAAGAGGGTACAGCTCGAAGAGTTGTCCGAGTTTGAGTATGCAGACCTGAAGCAGATCCGTAAGCGTCTGCGTGGTAAGAAGGGACAGCAGATTATTGCTGATTTTAACCCTATCAGTGAAACTCACTGGATAAAGAAGGACTGGCTGGATAACGAGAAACTGCATGATGTCCCCATGTCTGTAGAAATTGGTGGCCAGATAATACCTGCAGAGTTGACAAAGGTGAAGTCATTGAAGATGAACGAGGGGCGTTCAATCGTGAACCCTGTGACAAAGGAAATAGAGGAGTATCCTCCCAATATGGTAGTGATACAGACAACTTACCTGAACAACTTCTGGGTTGTGGGTTCTCCTGACGGAACGTATGGATATTACGATGAACAGTGTGTTATCGATTTCGAGCATGACCGTATTCATGATCCGGATTACTACAACGTGTATGCACTTGGGGAATGGGGAGTAATCAAGACTGGTAACGAGTTCCTCGGCTCGTTCAATGTCGGCAAGAATAGCGGTGAGTATCATTATATCCCTGGATTACCTATACATCTTTCTGTCGACAGCAACGTGCTGCCGTACATATCTGTCAGCTATTGGCAGGCAGACCTTAGCAAAGGTAAGGATATGTACCAGATTGCCGAAACAACGGCAGACAGCCCGAACAATAGCGCAAGACGTGCTGCGAAACTGGTATCTAAGCGACTGCAGGAGTTAGGATATGACGATAAAATCTACCTTCATGGTGATGCCTCAGCAAAAGCAGCCAACACTATCGACGATGAGAAACGTTCATTCATGGACCTGTTTATTGACACGTTGAAGAAAGACAACTGGATTGTTGAGGATAAGGTGGGTAACAGGAATCCGTCCGTATCCATGACAGGTGAGTTTGTCAATGCTGTTTTTGAGAAATCATTGCCCGGCCTCAGCATAAGCATAGACGATAGTTGCAGGGTATCAATCGAGGACTACCAGAGCGTACAGAAGGATGCTAATGGCTTAATCCTCAAGACAAAGATAAAGGACAGCGTAACGAAACAATCCTATGAGGAACACGGACACCTTACCGATACTTTGAGATATGTCGTACACGACATCATGTACGAGGAGTATTCCCAGTTCTCAAACCGTCGTAAACGCAACATGTATTCTGACAGAAGCGTGTTCGGATTCTTCAATCCTTCAGTCGAATATCAGTATTCACAGAAGATAGTGTACATCATGCCGAATGTTGGAGGAAAGTTCTATATGTGTCAGGTTGCAAGGTGTGGAGAAAAATGGCATGTTCTTGACCTCGTAATGCGTGAAACTGTATCACTCGAAGAGATGAAGTCTGTTATATGTTCACATGATGCAGGAACGTACATCGTGGAATCGTCACCTGCATATTACCAAATGGCAAGGGAACTGAGAAATACGCTTCCGGAGGTAAGGATTAAGAAGGAATATCAGGATATGGATAAGAGAATAGCTGCTACATCTGATTTCATCAAATCATATTTCCTTCTGTCTGAAACCGGCATGGAGAATGATGAGTATATGTCATTTATAACAGAAGTCCTTGACTACAATGAGGACAATATAAGTGGAGCCAGTGCCTTGCTGAGTGGTATAGCGTATACGATTATAAAATTGGGGTAAACCTGATTAGTGATGTATTTGTTTGGTATTTAGTTGTTTACAGTCTGATTTGCTTGCTTGGTAAATTTCAAGATTTTTTGATTTATAACATTGTATATACCCATAATTTATCTTTGTCATATAAGGATAAACTATGGGATATACAATGTTAAAACAGGACACTATTCCGGCATGTGCTGGGCTGAAAATGGCCAGTGAACCACAGACTGTATCAACACCAAAGGAGGGTGTAAAAGATAGTGGTTATATTGACCGTTGTGACGTGCATGAGTTATTCGTATCCCCACTGGTTTGCGGTCATAATTACATGGAACTGTTTCGTTCTGTTCCTGAGGTATTCTTTCCGATTGATTACATAGCTTCACGCATATCAGGTTCCGGATTCCAATTAAAGAAGGTAAAGGACGATAGTGTTGTATGGGAAAACAAGAGAATGAACCAGATTCTCACGAAACCCAACTGTCTGATGTCTTGGAACGAGCTGATATATTCCCATTTTGTGTACAAGCTGTGTACTGGTAATGCTTTCTTTCGTGCCGCAATGGGTGAAACATTCAAGGACCAGCCTAAATGGAAATGGTGCGATAATTTCTGGGAACTTCCTGCTGATTTCGTTAATGTAGAGCCTAACAGAAGTGTTAATAGTCCAATCTTCGGAATAGCATCTGAAGATGATATTATTCGTTGTTACCGGCTGAATTACGGATATGTGAGTACAATGGAAATTCCTTCATATCAGATATGGCATGACCGTGACGGATCACCTGAATATATGTCAATCAACGGGTTTCTGAAATCAAAGAGCAGGTTGGCCGCTCATCTGAAACCTATATCTAACCTTCTTGCTGTATATGAAGCGAGAAACGTGATTTATGTAAAACGTGGTGGTTTGGGTTTCCTTGTATCCAATAAGAAGGATGAAGCTGGAACTGTCGCAATGACAAAAGAAGAAAAAGAAGAAATTCTTAATAGCCACTACGGAAAATTCGGACTTGACAATCGTAGACTTCCTTATGGTTTAAGTGACGTTCCTCTGTCATTTGTAAGAACAAACCTCTCTATCAGTGAGCTGCAACCATTTGAGGAAACATTGACTGACGCTATACAGATAGCTGGAGCGTACGGCATTCCTTCAGTACTTGTTCCTCGAAAGGACCAATCAACATTCAGCAATCAGGCTACAGCTGAAAAAGCTGTGTATACATCCACTATCATTCCAATGGCCAAGAAGTTTTGTAAACAGCTTACTGCATTTCTTGGTCTTGAGGAAGGTGGGTATTATCTGGACTGCGATTTCTCAGATGTGGATTGCTTACAGCAGGGATTGAAGGAAGCTGAGGAAGTAAAGACCCTCATTAATACCAGATGTAAGGAGCAGTTTCTAAGTGGTCTCATCAGTATCAATGACTGGCGGGCACAAATTAAGGAAAGCAGATTTGAAGATATTTTGTATGACAAGACTTTGTTCGAGATGTCAGACGAAGAAAGAGAGAGTGTAAAAAAAGTAATTAGTCTTAACACAAAAAGCGAAGTTGAAAATGGAAGAGAAAACCAAAAACCTTCAGTACAGAACGAAGGCAAATGATGTTGATGAGAAGGGTATTGTCACTGTTGCAGTGAACGGTATCGGTGTGAAAGACTCTCAGAATGATATTTCCATGCCTGGTTCGTTCAACAAGACGTTGAAAGAAAACATCGGTAGAATGAGATGGTTCCTTAATCACCGTACAGACCAGCTACTTGGCGTTCCTCTCAGTGGAGAAGAAAAGGAGGGTAATCTCGTTATGGTTGGTAAGATTAACCTCGAGAAGCAGATTG